CCCTTCTTAGTGAAAGAGATATGGCAATGATGGTCATGCGGATTGATTCCAGAATACTTGCGCCAGCGCCACCCCATGCGAGGGGAAGCAATCTTTCCTGCGAATATGATGTAAGCAATTCGCTTGTCAGACTTTGCTGCGTGTCGAATCTGATCCGCAAGGTCAGGCATGAGGTCAGGCTTTTTCTTTCCAAATAAATCCCTGTCAATATCAATGGCTCTGACGATACCCTTTGCATCAGGATTGTGGTCAGAAGCACGCGATGAATGACGGGTATCGCCAATCCAGCCATCTGAGGTCTTATCTCTTGAACTGTAAGAATCATCTATCTGCAACCTTAATTGCTGTCCGGCTTTACACAAACGGGGCGTGTTCTGCATTATTGCACTCCCATTGTTTCTTATCGTTGAGTAATAATTCATCATGACCGCAATCAAGCATTGGAGCTATAAACGCATCATCGATTGGATCGTAGGTATAGCCAACCCCTGCATAGTTATAACGAATGTTCCCGTTGTACGAGGTACGCACACAAGTTTGCCCTCTAAAGTTTCCATACCAAGTTTCAGGGTCTAAACCTTCGATAAGTTCTGTTTCATCAATGCCAGCAATAACTTCTGTGACAATGTTGGATTCGTCTAAAAATGCGTAATGTGCCATTATGCCCAGCTCACATTCCCTGTGCCAGCAGTAATTGTTGTGACTTTGTTGCCGCCAACTGTTGCTGTTGATCCAGTTAAACCTGCTCCAATTGTGATTGTGTTTGCGCTTGGGTAACGCAAGATAACAATTCCAGAGCCGCCGTTGCCGCCATCAGCGCCACCTGCACCGCCACCACCACCGCCGCCGCCTGTGTTTGCTGTTGCGTTCCCACCATTAACAGAAGTATTAGTTCCACCAGCTCCACCGCCGCCAGAACCGGCTGTTCCAGTAGTGCCTGAACCCCAGCGACCACCAGCTCCACCGCCGCCACGAGTGACAGCAGAACCAGTTACAGAACTACTAACGCCATTGCCACCATTGCCAGAAGCTCCAGTATTTTCAGCGCCCGTTCCAGCTGTACCGACGGCATTAGCTCCACCGCCGCCGCCGCCGTTACCTGCAACGCCGCTAGATGAAGCATTACCACCGGCATAACCTTGATTAGTAGTTCCAGCAGCACCGGAACCTGCGCTAGTAGCACCGCCACCACCGCCGCCAGAACCGCCAGTTAATGCTGCACCAACAGTACCGTTCAATAAACGAGCACCGCCACCACCACCGCCGGTTGATGTAATTGTAGAAAAAATAGAGTTGCTGCCACTATCACCGACAACAGCTACAAGTCCTTTAGCACCACCAGCGCCAACAGTTACAGTATATGAAGTAGCCAAAGCGAGAGTAAGAGCTGATTCGGCTGAACCACCGCCACCTGATGATTCACCGGATATAGATGATCTGTATCCACCAGCACCTGCGCCGCCGCCGTGGTTAGCACCACCGCCACCGCCACCGGCAATTACTAAATAACTAACCGTGACTTCAGGTGGAATTGGTAATCCGAATACTCCTGCTGTTATGCAACCAATCATTATCCGATTGCTCCTACGACATACCAAGTATCTGTTGCAGTCTTAATGCAGACCGCTGTCTTGTATTGAGCCAAAGTTGGAGAAGCTGCTGCTGCACCGGCTGAAAGAACTGTTGTAGTGCCTGAAGTGACTGCGGAGATTGTGCAGACTCCAGCGCCCTTGTTGAGGACTGTAATTGCTGTGCCTACTGGGAAGGCTACTGAGGCATTGGTAGGCAGCTTGAACGCTACCGCTGTTGCCTTGTTCATAGGTACTAGGGTCTGATAAGCATCATCGAGAACTGCTGTGTAATCTGCTGTCTGATCTGCATCGACTGTAAAGGCTACTAGCCCGTTGAACATAGAAGCAGTAAGGATATCTCCTGTTACCGCTGGGAAGCCTGTTGCCATTTATATCTCCTAGTAAGTCATTGCACTAACGCCAATTATACCGCGTTCTGTGCTTCCTATGATGAATCCATCGACGATGGGCTCAAGTGTTGTAACTGTTACTTGCATTGAATTAGGGCTGATTTCCCACTTCAATCCCTGACATTGCAGAGTCTTGACAATGGTAGAACCGTCAGGCTGGTTATTCGAGATTCTTAGATTGTCGAAGTAATCCAAGCCAATCATTGTGTCAGTTGGAACTGCTGGGTCTAAGAGATCAACAAGCATCTGGTCAATACGGATTGTTGTCTCAGCTCTAGTGGCTACATAAGTGGCAGCGATATTGAGGGCATTGGCATCGGTGTCAATGACCAACTCTTGAGCGCTGTATTGGTGAGGGAAGTATCGGGCAATACTAGCTGCGTTCTCTGCAAACTGCGCTGTACCGCCGTAACGGGTCATTGACGCTTGATTAATGATGAGTTTGTCATCGAAACTGAATACGAGGTTACGGTAACTGATACCGCCTGTTTGATTGAACTCGATAGGAGTGGCAGCAATAGATGAGGCAACTGAGTTCCTATCCTTGAATACTGCTGTGCCTGAGCCATTGATAAAGAAAGCGCCCTGCTCAGAGAACTCGACATTCTTAAGGGCATTGAGGGAAGTGCGAAGCGTTCCTGGGTCAGCGATACATTGAGATTGACCAGTTGCGATGGTGCGCATATTGGAAGGGAAGTCCACCTGATCTAATATCTTGCCTATGCGTGTGCCGGTACTCTGTCCTGCCCCTGAGTCTGCAACGGTTGTAATCTGAGCTAGGTTGTACAGGCGAAAGGCATCTGCAATATAGATATCGACATAACCCATCTGTTCAGACTGGTCATAGGTGTAGCGATACTCGGTTGTATAGCCTGAGAATAAGAACTCTTGAGTGGTTGCTGTTGTAGCTGCAATGCGAACCTTACGCAGAGGTACTAGATAGCCATAGTAAGGCGATGAGGTGTTCTGTGGGTTGAAGTATGAGTCAGGGTCAGTAATGCGTACAACGGCTGTACCGGCTGCATATTGGTCTGTCTGGATATCTCTGCCGCGATTGATTGTTATATTGCGGACATTAGGAGTTAGATCAACAATCGGAACTGGAACTGTAGATGAGCCAAGTGTGCCTGTGCCTAGAACTCCGTATTTAGCATCGCCAATAGTAAACGGGAAGCCGAAAGTAGCTCCTGAACTAAAGTCGAAGGATACGGATATCTCAGCAGGTAAAGCCATCAGCGACCTGCAAAGCTTCCGTAGGTTCTATTTACCGAGGAAGGAATCCCTGAGAGTGAAGTATCTTGTAGAGAGTTCGCAACTGTCTTACCGTCAATCTGCACAACAACTGGTCGGTTCAATGCTGCTACTGCCATCGCCCAAGGAGTTTGTGAGCCGAACTGTGAGTCAGCGCTTCCGCCTGCTGAAGGGTTAGGAATTGAGTAAGCAAATCCGCCTGCGTTGGTTGCGTTGGTTGCAACTGATGGAGTGACTGGAGTAATTGGAACTGCTGCACCGCCACCAAGGGCAATTGACTTAGCCTTGGCTGCGAGCATATCAAGATACGCTTCCCATGAGGCAAACGGGTTCTTAGCATCGGGAAGGCTTGCTAAGTATCCTGCAAGCTTCTCACCAAGACCTTGAGCCTTGGCTAGTTCATAGGTTAGCTTCTGTGCTTCTGATAAGTTACCTGTAAGTAGAGCAAACTGAAGTTCCACGCGCTTACGATCCTCATCGGACAACTTACCCTTGAGCGCTGCAATGAGTTGCACCTGCTCTAGGTCAAAAATAGTGCCAGCCTTCTTGAGAGCGTTCTGCTTCTTTTGCTCATCTGTCAAAGCCTTCTGAGACTTAACTTGCTTGGCCTGCAATGCTGCTAGTTCTTTGGTTCGCTTGGCTGCTACTGCCTCTGCTTGGCGCTGTTGGGCTGTGCGGCGAGCTGTACCTGCTGGAGACTTAGATCGCATTGAACCTGAAGCAATTGAGACACGCAAAGCCTCTGCTGCATCCATCTTGGCATCGTATTGGACTAACTTGCCGTTAGAGCCAGTTATGCCGCCGAATGATGTCAGGTAATCTAAACCTCGATAAAGTTTAACAACTGTGCCTACTGCTGTTGCAGCAGCGTTAGTGATGGCATTGATGCCCTTGGCAATATTGTCAATCGTCTTGGCTGCATCAGAAGCGCTTGAGCCACCGCCGAGTTTAGCAAAGGCATCTACCAAGCCCTTACCGATAGTCTCCTGAGCGTTGCCAGTTGCTACTGTCAAGACTTCCATCTTGTAAGCAGTTGTTGTCAGGTAGTCCTGAGCTGCGCCTGCTGAACGGGCAAGCATAATGCCTAGAATCTCATTGAATGACTTAGTTGTAATCTCTGCTCTAGTCAGGCCTGTGTTGTATTTAATCAAGCCTCTAGTAATACCTACATAACCCTTGCCTAAATCAGTTGCTACTGTCGCTAGGTCAATGCCACTTGCGCGGCTAATCTGAATAGCGTTGTTGAGAAGCTTTTGAGACTTGGTTAGTGATCCGGTTGTTGTCAGCAACGCTTGGAAGGCAGGGCGAAGTACATCGTCTGCAATGGCAGCGCTCTGCTCTAGTTCTGAGATAAAGGTTGAAACCTTAGCCTGAGAGAACGAAAGCCCTAGATTATCTACTGCGCTAGCAAGTCGATTAGCGGCAGCCTCGTCAGCTGCGAAAGCCTTAACTGCTGCCTTGCCATAAGCAACCATTGCGGCTGAGCCAAGAGTTAGCCCTAAATTTCGCCCTAACTTACTGACTGTCTTATCAAAGCGCTTGACGGCTTTATCAGCCTTGTTAATGCCTGTTGAGTCGAGTGTGGTGGCAATCCGAATCGCTAGATCTGTATTAGCCATTAGCTGTTACCCCTTGCTCTAAATGTCTTATTTCCTGCGCCTTTAGTCAAAACTACAACCCTGTTGTTAGAAGCCTGAATAGCCTTTACAACGGCTGCAGTAGTTCTGCCCTGATCCTCAGCCCATGCTCTAAACATGAGTCGACCCTTTGTCTTGCGAGTTCTGCGCCCCGGAGTGTTGCTTTGCTGTGAATCAACAAGTGGCGGAAGTGCATTAATGAACTGACGGCCAGCGTTAGGGTTAGCAGACTTATTGACATCTCTGCCGCCTTGCCAGCCGGTTGTGAACTTGCCGTTAATAAACTTCTTTTCGCGCTGAGATGCTGGTTGTCCTTGAGGGTTCTTGCGCCCTGCTGTCTCGTAGATTGCTCCGGCAGCAGACTTATTAAAGATAGATGCAAGTGATCTAAACCCACGCTTATTAGGCTTTGAAGGTGTTGTGCTGTAGCCAATGCCACGCTTTACTGTCGCGCTGTCAAAGGCGCGATAAGACCATTCTCCAACATCGTTACCCCAGCCGCTAAGCGGAGCTGATGAAGGAACGAAGCCTCTAGCGCGACTAACAACCTTGCGAAGGTGTCCAGCGATTTCCTTCTGGGTTTCCTTGGCTAGGTCAGGAGCGTATTGCTTGAGAGCCTTACGAAGCGCGACCGCGCCCTCTAGCTCTACTGGCATTATCTCGCTCCTTCGCTATGTCCTTAAGGACTTCTATATGTGCTTTGAAAGCCATTGCCGGAAGTTCAACAATGGATTGGAAGGGAACTCCGAACTCGTAACTCAATCGAGCTGCAAGATAGGTGATGGAGTTCCTATCCAGCCTTAAGCTAAAGGGTCAGACTCTAAGACCTCAACTGACTTGAGAGTCTCAAGGAATGATTCCCCGAAAGGCTTTACCACTTCACCTGAGCGGCGGATTGCTTCCCAGCATAGCCAGTACACATCCGATTGCTTCTGATCCTCTATAAGAGCTTTGTGAAAGCCCTTCTTGGCGTATTGCTCGAAGGCGTATTCAATAAGCGGAGTAATCTCATACTCTGTTACAGAATTGTCAGCCCTTGTAACCTTTAGCTTTGCCATGTTAGCCCTTGCTTTCTCTTACGCTGTTGTTACAGCGATTGTACCTGATACATTGAATGTAAGGCTCTGGGTAGCGATATCAGCAACTGAACCGTTGATGTCGGTTGTGTTGTTGATAAGGCAAGTCATTGAGTAAAGTGGGTTAGTAGCTGAGACTGCTGCAGATGACTGCTTAACTGTGATTGGAGCGTTAGTTCCCCATACAGTCTGAAGTGTCTGTAGAACTTCGCCTGTCGCTGTATCGTTCAAGAAGTCAATTGTGATTGATGATGCTTCGAGTCCCTTAACGAATTTGTGACCTGAGTCACCCATCGCTGTTACTTCGAGTTCATCGAATGAAC